TTTTTCGTCCATATTGATGAAACTGGAATGTTCTTCTGTAGGTGTTATATCAAAAACTTTATTATGATCTTTTTTAAGATGTAAGTCTTTTCCTGTTAGTTTATCTAATTTAGATGGATCTTTGATAAACTCAAGTATTTGTTTTATTTGACTTTCTGTTGTTTCTGTTTGCGATGACACATTGATGTTGTCAAATATAGATTCAAAAAAGGTTAAAACTGTGTTTTTATATTTACAATCTGAATTTTTAGGACATTCATTTGGTGTTGTTTCTGTATGTAAGTTCGTTTTCAATTTTTCTAATTCTTCTTTGCATTTTTTAAGCTCTTCTTCGATGCTTTCTTTTTTGACACTACAATAATTCGCAGTGTCGCTTCTTATCAATTTTGTTAATTTTTCTTTTTCCTCATTGTATTTGTTTTGTAAATTTTCTTGAATGTTTTGTGTAATTTGAATCTGTTTTGCTTGATGCGTATATAATTCATACAAATTTTCAATTAAGATTTGGAATAAATTAACTTGGTCATCGATTACGATATTGGTTTCTTTATTTTTTGTAATAGTAAAGTTTTTACCTTCTTTTATAATATTAAATGTGTTACTGTCTTTTGTAATAGTAAATGTTTCACCGTCTTTTGTAATATCTAAACCTTCAAAGTCTGTTGTTTCTAACATACTTTTGTTAGTATCGGCAAGTGTATATATCAATTCAGGTAAAGTACTTTCTAATGATTTCAGTTGATATTTAGTTGCTTGTTTAAATGCCTCTAACATATCTTGTTTTACGAGAACTTCGTCTTGTAAATGAGCCAATTTTCTTGTTTCTTCTTCCATTTCATGTTGGACACTTTCATTTTTATTTGTTGATTTTTGTAATTGTTCGTTTAAAGCGTCTATTTGTTTTATTAAATTATTTTGTTCTAGTTGTTTTTCTTCCAAATCTGCTTTAGTTTTTTTAAAATCTTCAAAGAACTTCCTAACTTTTTTAATTAATTGTGGATTTTTGATATCAAAATTTGTGTGTGTTTTTGCACAAAACAAACCTTTAAGATCAGTGTATGTATCCATCAAATCAAGTCTATCTAATTTTTCTTTCTCCAAGAATTCAATTTTCTTTTTTAATTGTTCAATTTGTTCAGTATTAACTTCGGGAACACATTTCTTTGTAGATGCCTCTTTTGATATTGTTTCAAGTTGTTTTTCATATTCTTTGATTGTTGTATTGATTGTTTGTTTCAATTCTGCATTTTCTCCAAGTGTTTTATCCAATTCAGTTTGTTTTTCTCCAAGTTGTTTTTGTAATTCTGTTTGTTTTTCTTCAAGATGTTTTTCTTCAAGATGTTTTTGTAATATGGCTGAATTCTGTATCGATACTTCAGGGTTATCAAATATTTCACCTAAATATCCAACAACACTCTCATTTTGTTCTTTAAGTGCTTTTGTATTATTAAGTAAAACTTTAATTATTGCATTCTTCCATTTCAATTTACCAATAGTTTTCAAACTAGTTTTTACAGCTTCATCTTCGATTACTATTTTATCAATTTGTGCTTTAAACTGTTTAAAAATCTCTTCAAGTTCTATCATTTTTTTATTTAAAGGATCTGTTGCTTTTTCTATTTCTTTAGCACAGTCTTTTTCGGGGAGATACGGTTTTACACCATCACCTGGAGTTGGATTGGTAGATTGATATGTGTTTTTAAGATATTCGTCCAAAACATCTTCCAAGAACTTCTGAAATAATATAAAATTTTCATTTGTTGAATCTTTTATTGTTAGTGTTGAAATAGCTGCATCTATAAATGGTCGTTTATTATCAATTATATTATCAGTAAATTCTATATTATCTTTCATAAACTTATTATTTATAGTAAGATATCCGTGATGATTATCATGAGAACTACCGAATCTAGCCGTCAATTGTGGAAGATATTTTGTTATAAAAACAAATTTAAATTCTTCTTTAGATTTTATGTTTTTGCTGTTCATTTCTTTTAATTTTGGTTCAAAAAGACCTTTTTGTAAAACAGTTTTAAATGGTACTTCTTTCATTTTATCTAATGTAACTGTTAGATTGTCGTTGATAATATTAAAACTTTTTGAAAAATCTTGGTTAAGATCTTTTGTTTCGACTTTACTACTACCACCTCCTCTTAACCCTAATANATTTTGANAATTTATTTCTTTTTCTTTTTCTTCATTTTCATTTTTAGTGTTCGCTTTAGCACCTTCTCCTGGTTCTCCTTGACCATCTTCAACCTTAGCTTGTTTAGCAGCCTCTTCTTCCGCCGCCCTCACTTCTTCTTCCGCCTTCGCTTTCGCAAGTCTAGCAGCATCAGCTTCCTCCTTCGTTTTAGCCTCAGCAGCATCAGCTTCCTCCTTAGCTTGTTTTATCAAAAACTTTTCTCCTCCTTCTTCTTCTTCTTCTTCTTCTTCTTCTTCTTCGTCTTCTGCTCCTTCTTCTGCGTCTTCTNCTTCTTCTTCTTCTTCTTCTTCTTCTTCTTCTTCTTCTTCGTCTTCTGCTCCTTGTCCTGGTCCTGGTCCTTGTCCTGGTCCTGGTCCTGGTCCTTGTGCTGCTGGTCCTTGTGCTGCTGGTCCTTGTGCTGCTGCTCCTTCTGGTCCTTGTGCTGCTGATCCTTCTTCATCAACTGATCCTTCTTCTCCTCCTTCTTCTCCTCCTTCTCCGTCTTCTCTTGCTTCTCCTTCTTCTCCTGCTTCTTCTTCTCCTTCTTCTGTTGGTGCTGATCCTTCTTCATCAACTGTTTCTCCTGTTTCTCCATTTTCTCCTGTTTCTTCAAGTAATACATCATCTCCATACCAACCATTCAATTGCTCCAACTTTTCTTTATCTGATTCTTCAAGTTCACTGGGATTTACATACAGAACTACAGTACTATCGGACACTTGTATATTAGGAAGAAAATCTCTCTGTATTATCCTAGTAAGTTGTTTTATTCTATCATCATTATCAATATTAGAACTCCTTATAATCGCATTAAATTTAGGTACACTTTCTTCTAATAATTTCATGTATTCTTCATTCATTTTCGAAATTTCTGTGGCTTTTGTTGAATCAGTTGAATTTTGTTTTGCTTCTGGTGATGTATAATATTGATACAAGGTTTGATACATTTGATTTAAAGTGTTGAATGTTACATCGTTATTGATTTGTGTTTGGTAATGATTCAATACAGGATTGGAAACATTTTGAATATTGATATTTTGATTCTGAGAAACGGCAGTAGCTTCATTTATCATTGTTGGACTTACTGTTATATTGTTCACTGTGCCTTTCTTCAACGCTTCAATCAACTCTTTCTTTGTTTTTTCTTCCTCTTTGAGTTGCGCTTCTTTCATTTCAAGTTGTTCCTTCATTTTTGTTAAATTCATTTCCAATTTCTCCTTTTCCGCTTTGTTTTTAGTTTCTTTCATTTGTTCTTCGGCATTTTTCACTTGATTACGAGATTTTTCAAGTGCTTCTCTCATAGCTTTCACCTCCTCCTCTTTTGTCTTTAAAAGCAATTTAGATTGATCATTATTACTTTGAATTGTAACAGGATCTATTTTTGGTGCTGCTGTGACGGTTGGTTTTACAACCGATGTGTTTTTATTTTTTTCTTCTTTTGATTGTTGTCTGGTCATCATTACCACAATAATAACAACAATAATAAAAACAATGAATGAACCAATTGCTATAATCATATTTCTGTTTATTAATTTATAATAGATTTATTTAATTGTTTTTTAACATTTTTGGAAGACCAAATTCTGATACATGTGTTCTTGTTTCTTCATGATATTCGTACAGTCTTTTTTGTCTTTGGTAAACTCCTTCTTACAATCACGCTTCACGGCGTTAGCGTCCTTAGTCGCTTTCGTAAATCTTCTCTTTTCGGTTGCTAATTGCGCTTTCAATGTTTTCAAATTAAGTTGTTTTAAATTAATTAAATCTTTTAGATTTTTATTCAATTTATCTAAAGTAAAATCTCCCTTCATATCCTCTATCTCCATTTTCAAATTATTAATCTCATTTTTCATTCTGTTCAACCGATTATCATCGGGCTGAACAATGTTGTTTATACAGTTGTCCTTTCTGTTATCGGCGTTTTTCATACAGTTTGTGGTTTCTTTCTTGGCTACGGATAGTTTCACGGGCATCTTATGAAACTTCGGTTGGGCGAATTGTCTGGGATCGAAACGGCGATTCAGATAGCTGATTAATCCCTTGGTGCGATTTTGGAACTCCTTCTTACCCTTCGCGGTGTAATCGTTACCTTCCATAAACTCCTCCTTAAACTGATTCAGTTTGGTGGGGAATTTGTCCTTCTTCATCAACAGATTCATCAGCTTGATGAACTCCATGGGATCATCCGCGATGGGTGTGCCTGTCATGAGCATCACCTTGCATGTGGGCGAATCCTCTATCTTCTGTTCAACCACCTTCATGTTGGGTTTTTCCATAGCAACAAGATCTTTGCTGTACAGTTTGTGGGCTTCGTCCATGATAATCAAAGTGTTTTTCAAGATGTCCTCCTCACCGTTCAACGACACAAGTTTGTTATACAAGTCGTTCTTACCCTCCAACATGTTGGAGAATTGACGATAGGACATGGGAGGGAGGAATCGTTTGGACAAGTATTTTTTCAGGTTGGTGGTATCCTTGTTGTTCATGACCTTCTTACGGATTATGTGATCACATATTTTGTCGTACATGTTCTTCCATATGTCCTCCTTCAGGGTGTTTCTAGTTACCCATATCACGGAATAGTTCAATCGTTCGTATAAGAAGGATTTCACGGAGATGGCGGTGCAGGTCTTCCCCGTGCCTACCGAATGCCACACAAGCAGTCCCTTCGCGAAATGTTTCGGGACGAAATAGTTGGTCACGAAGTTTTGGGATTCGGTGAATTTCACAATACGCTCATCGCTTCCTTTAGTTTCACACATGTTATGCACTTTAATTGGCTTATACTTGTATTCCTTGAACACCTTGTTGATGTATCGTTGGAACTCCTCGAAAGTCATATCTTCCGTGTTCTTCATGTCCTCTTTCATGTCCAACATGTTCTGTTTTTCAACAAGAACTAATTTGTTGTTTTTGTTAACGGGAACAATATCGTATTGTTTGGGAGTGGTTTGTGTGGATTTGGTGGTTTTGAAGTAAGCGTTGTTAACCGCTTCACAGAATCTAGGATCTTGTTGTAACGCTTGGCAGAAAAACAATCGTTTGTCCTTGGTCAACATCTTGTCGAAGTTGTTGGGAAGTTTCTTTTTGTAAATCGCTTTCATTAAGGGAATGCTGTAAGGGACTGTCTTGGTGGAACGCGTGCCACATTTATCCTTTTCGTTACACCCAACCAAGTTTTTATCAGCACCACCTTCGATTTCCAACATTTGTTCCACTTTGTTTTCGAACTTGTTGATGTTCATGTTGAGGTCGTAATCGACGGCGGTTTCGATAGCTAGTTTCTCGATGTTTTCGGATATGACTAGCATGTTGAGATCGACCCCGGCGTATTGCAAGTAGTCGTCAAACACCGTTTTGGTGGGGTTTTCGTAAGTCAAATAGTACTGATACACATGCAAAGGCCATCCCACATTGGGCAAAAAGTTCAATCCCTTTTGACCACACGAGCGAGTTGCACGACCTATGGCTTGGATGAGGTCGGCGTTGTTGCGCTGGTTCTCGAAGATGTGGACATACTTCACATCGAACAAATCGACCCCTTCTTTGAATCCGGAATCCAACACAATAAAACGCATGTTTTGACCGCGTATGTTACCCGGACGCTCATTGTACATAGTCAACACATTCTTCACATGCTTTTGGGTGAAGGGTTTGTCGTAAATGGCGGTGGAGGATAACACACCAAAGGTTTCGTTGCGGTCGTTGGATTTGGGAGGAACGATATTAAGATTGTTAGTGAAACAGTGATTGAAACCGTTAGCGACGAGAGCTGAAGATATAATCTTAGCCCCATACCCCCCTTTCTTTACATCTGAAAAGATGAAGTGCTTGTAATATTTGCCTTCGTTGTTGAAATCGCCGTCATCTAATTGTTTGATGGTTTGGATAAGTTTGACCATTTTGGGAGACATTGTTTTCATTTCTTCTTTTAATTTGTTCGCATTGAAAGAAGATTTGTCGAAACGATGGTGTTTTAAGATTTTGGTCCAGTTCTCCGCGGAGCGCATACACGCTGCTTTAGAAATATTTACGGGTAGATCGTTGGTGTATACTTTGGTGGGTTCTTTAGGTTCTTCCGGAGATTTTTCTCTACATTCTATATAATCTCCATTATTGGGCAAGATATCATTTACAATATTGTTAATCTTAACAAATTTTTCGTGTTTGGTGGTGTTAGAAGTTTTGTCGGGATGGTTTTTTTTAGCCCATTTACGAAAATCAGATCTTGATAATATGTTTTCATCACAAAGCGTTTTAGTTTGATAATTGCTCATATTTATTATATTGAAATATTTTAATGAATAACTTATTTTTTCTGAACTGTCAGAAATATATGTTTTCGACATATATCAATAATAGCACATTATTGATAACATGTCCTGACAGAACAAAAGTGGAATTATTGAATCGAACTTTAACAAGTCATAAAGAAAAAACAAACAGATGGTTGAATAGAGGAATCAAATATACTATGCAGGCAAAGAACAAAGACATTTTGGATATAACAGAGCATGATGTGATTGATGAGTGCGAAGACGGATTCGAATTGACTTACATTGACATAAACGATTATCAAGATATCCTTTTTTTGAATCAGTTGTACGAGTTGAACAATACGCAGTTATTCATGATGTACGATTATGAATATGATCCATTCGTACCTTTGTTAAGTATACATGGAATTCAGATTACAAAACCAACTTCGGAAAGGGTGTTTGAAGCGCACGAGTATTTGAATGCCGTGATAGAAATAGATAACGAAGAAAGAAACGAATTTGATAAAACGAGATTAGAACTGGACAAAGTCACAAACGAAATAAAAATAATGATTGATGAAATTGTATATTTAGAAGATGATTTGAAGCAAGAAGTTGTTAAAAACATTGATACAGAAGATGAAGAGGATGAAAAGACAGATCCTGATAACATTTAGGGCAACCTTTTTCTATATGATGAAAGGTTACATTTGAAAAACAATTAAAACAATCCATTTTACAATTGTTCAAACAAATACATTTTTCGGTATCACCATCGTTGTGGGTGTAGAGCAGTTGTAAACGATAACATTGTTCACATTCACCATATACAACACCGTCTGTGTTTATTCTTACGATGTATTTCAAGCATTCGTTTTTTAGAAATCTTAAATTAAATAAATATTCTTTGACATTGTGCTTCAATTCAGAATGATAAATAAGATTGCGTAAATATTTTGAAGCATACGAAAATTGTATTTTTTGAAAATCGTCCAGAAAGGAGGCTACATGTGAAATCAATTCATTTGGTAGTTTCATAAAACAGGATGTATCCATTCTCTTCATTGAGTTTGTTATTGGTTGTACTGACTATAAATTCATCGTCAATTTTTATTATACTATTATTTTCGGTAATCAAATCACAATTGTAATGACCGTAATATGAACTTCCTAAATGATTGATAACGCTGGACAGTTTGTATTTGTAGTTGCAATTTTGTTGCAAACAATAATTTTGTAAATCTATTTCGTTAGGTATTTTCACAGTATTTCTCAACTTCACCATTTTGTTGTTCATGAATTTAAATCGTTTTATACAAACAATCAAGACTTTAGGCAAAAACCACAGTTGTTGAATAACACGGTTGTTATCGGATTTTTTGTTACATTTATCACATGTCCAATCTTCAACATAATGAGATGTAAAGTACCTCTGGATGCTAGAAGATAAATCATCATCGTTTCCTTCAATATCCACCTCCAATATGGAGTTGTTTTCAAAATTTAGATTTTTATGGTTACATACCGCACATTCCGTTTGTCGAATAATTTGAAAGTACAATGTATCCATAATAGGGGAATAGTTTTTAAACCACGCTTCGTTACATTTGAACTGCAGTTTTTGGTAGGCGGAGGGATTGTGTTTATTGTTTTTGATTTGAAAATGTTTTTTATGTTTTTCATAGATGCTGTCTATGTAATACATCAAAAATTCATGTACATCATTTTGTTCATATATTGCAAAATAGGACGGTAAGACGGATTTAATATCTTTCACGAGGGTTTTGTAATCGTCAAATGAGTTGAAGTTTGGGGTTACATCATGAGTTGTTAGAAACGCTTTCAAATATTGGGAATGTAGAAAACTTTGAATGGAACTATTGATGTAACAGGTATTTCCCAAATTGGGCAAACCTTTGAAATGACCATTTTCGATCGACATATTCGTTTTTTCTTAATCATTTATATAAAAATCAATTTTTTATATAAATGGAGATAACCACATTAGTAATTTATCCAAAAGGAACAATAGCGAACAGAATATCAATTATGGTATCGGCGAAAATATACAGTATTTTCAAAAAGGTTAAATTGAAAATGATGTGGGATCACGAAATACCATATGATACATTGTTTCTAGGGAATGTTGAACTTGTGAACAACATGTATTTCAATGGTAAGAAATATCTATACAATCCGGGAATAGATCAACGATTATTGTACAACGATGTTACAAGTAACGAACAATCAGATATGTATCTGATTATCGAAACGGATGAGGAAATACGCCATATAGATATGGACGATAAAATGTTTGTGTCGTTAAGAAAGAATATTTATAATACTCTGTTAAAGGATCATTTGAGTGGTAATGTATTGGGTCAATTGAACTTGGTCGAGTTTCCCAAGGATCATTTTTGTTGTATAGATGGAAACTTCGACACGAAAATGACGAAATTAGAAATTGATCCAAGTATATTTGATATACGAATCGAGGAGGTCAAATCGTATGTTCGTATATTGATATATAGCAAGGCAAGCGTGCTGATTAACACAACAAACACAATTAACGAAGAGTTTGTAACCGCAAGCAAAATATCGATGGTGCCCGTTGTGCATACAGATAAGGATTTAGAATACAACAATAGTAATATAAAGAATTATTGTAACGATTTGTATAATCTTGGATTGGTAATAAATCCAGATATGAATAAAATTTCTTTGTTGTAATAATTAAATAAAGATAATAAAATGAATCCAACAACAAATGAGGTTGTAATAATGTTAAGTGTACTTGCTGTGATAATAATAATGGCAATGCTTTCGTATTATGTGTACACAAAATACTTGAAAAAATTAGAAGATGATACAGAATACGATGATAGTAAAACAAAATTAAAGATTGATGTCAATGCAGAAACCAACAAAGCGATAGTTGATTATTTGAACACTTTGAAAGTTGTTCAAGGCACCGATTTGACAAATTTGGAAGACAGTATGAAATCTTTCGTGTTGAAATTAGTGAACGATCAGTCTCAAAAGATAGAACACAACAAACAAAATATAGCGGTCAACAAGAACAAAATCACAATAAACAAAACTGCTCGTGAGAACATAAATCAACCCAAGATTCGAGATCTAGAAAACAAAATTAGTTTCTTAAGAAAAGGAATCCAATATGACATTGTTAAAATAATTATAAAGTTTGTGAGCGAATACGAAAACAAATACACGATAACGACCGATCAAAAGAATATGTTCATAAATACTGTGTTTGTGGGTTTGTTGAACGAGGACATATATAGACTTTTTGACAAACAGGTGGACGAACCAGACATCTTTATCAAAAAATACAAAGACATTCTCTTCGAAAATATAAAGATTTTGTTGAATGAGTTTAATTTCATGGATTACTATGTGAATATAAACAACTTACATCATACCGCGTACACTACAAGCATACCATACATATATTCATACATATTAGAAAACAAAGATGACATTTCATTCGAAAGTGATGCGAAAAAGAATTACATTATTAAAGAGTATATACCTTTGATATTAAGATACATCATAAACAATCGTTTACAAATATATGAAGACATTGATAATGTCATGACAAACTATTATGCAAACCTACCTAGTATTACCTTTTTCAATCAATTCCTGACATCGGTAAACATACACGATGTAATCAATGACAACAATCACATATTGACAAAATGTATGAAACGAATCACTGCCCCATTGTACACAAGTTGGACATCCTTCAAACAAGAGGTAAATACTATGTACACACCCAAAGAAATGAAACTTCTGTTTGTGTTGATACCCGAGTATTTAATGATGATGAATTACAATACATACAAATTAAACAGGTATGTTAAATATATGGAATCTGATTACTTCTTGAATATGCCATCCAATTATCTAAATACAAACAACATTGAAAATTTTGCGGATATATTAGACAAATTCACATGTTCGGATACATTTGACAACATAATCAACAATTCTCTGAAAATATATCTTTCAGAGTCACTGTCCACATTGTGCACAACAAGACACACTAAGTTTATTGATGAATTTTTAATGAGATATAACAANGAGGTTAACGCGGCTACAAGCAAATTCACTGCGAACAACAAACCTCTTGTGNAATATAACAATTTTGTCTGTGAAGCACCAAATAACATGAACATCGGAATCATATGTGGTAATGTAGATGTAGGATCAACATAAGTGCTTACGGTACGATTTTCATAAATTCGGTGATTTCACGATGTCCTAATCGCTTGTTGTTCAGTTTAATCAAAATCGTATCGAACAACAGTTTTTGAACCTCTTTTTGTTTTAAATCGTTAATTTTTTCGTTCGCTTTTTTCACATTTCCCTCAAAACTGGTAATATATGATTTGAGTTTGCTTTTATAAAACACCGGTTTCGTAGATTTTGGGATTTCATGTAACGCCAATGCTAAAAGTTGACAAATCGGTTTCATAAGTTGATTAGATATGTAGAATATGTAATCGATTTTCAGTTTTTTGTCAACGATATGTGATGGATGTTCTATTTTATCGCCTTGTAGAAGAGATTTGTCTTTTATGTCGTGTTCTATGTAAACATACGGGATCCGGTCGTTCGTTTGTGGAGCGGAACCTGGATCTCTTTCACGCATACGATCAGCAAGCACCTTGTGTGCGATTCGAGAAGGATCTTTGTAAGTTGTTCGTAATGTTTTGGTTATTACCAGATCATCCATTTGAAATTTGCCTTCAACGAGATTTTGTAAAGACGATGTCAAGAATTCGATTGCCTTTGAAATGTTTTGTTTGTTCAGCAGAATGTCAATTATACCACCGTAGATTATCTTGACGAGGTTAGCGTTATCTCTTCGTTTCAACACGATACCCATGCTTTTCTGTTGGAATTTGTTAATATCAAACTCATACAGATTACCCACATATTTTTTCTTAGACAAGATAATGAAGGGAAAGAATGTCTTTTCGTATTCAAGATCGTGTGGATCTTTTAGTTCTTTTTTGAATTTATTGCTTGCTTCTACCGCTATATCGATCGATTTCTGTAACGCATCCTTATCCACCAAATTATACTTCTCTTTGATTTTGAAATCAACAAATATACTATCCGTGTCCCCATACACCACATCAGCGTCGTAGTGTTTCTCCATAAAATGTTTCGCTTTCATAATCAGGTTTCTGCCGGTCGCGGTAGTTGATGCCGCCAACTCTTTCATATAGATGGGAGAGGTTCTAGCACCCACTTGTCCATATAAACTATTTGCCGTAATTTTATACGCCAATTGCAAACCATCCAGAATAGCCTTCATGAAATCATTATATGTGTCCGCTATTGATACAATGTTCTGTTGTTTTATTGTGACTGTTTCCCCATCAATTGTCTTGATAATTACATTAGCCTCGTTTTCGTGTTGAACAATACCAGTGACTGATATGTTGTCGTTAGTTAGAACCGTTTTGTGTAAGATCTGTTTACGAGTCGCTTTTCTTTGAGAAAGAAGTTTCATTAGGATTCTAGGAAGAATTCCCTTTTTGTTGTTTTTGAATTGGGCATATCGACAAACTTTCTCATCCACTTTGACTTTCTTGTCTCCTACGCCGTTAAAGATATCGTATGTAACATCTACATATTCGAATCCGGGTAGATTATCGTACTTCGGATCTAGGACAATGGAATCGTGTGAAATGTTTTCGCTGATCATACTGGATGGATAGAGAGACGCGTAGTCCATTACGGAGATGGGAGCATCAACATAGATACCGGGTATGGGGTCTAACACAATAGCGCCTTCGTACCCTTCAGTTTCCTCCGAATTTTCGTCGAATTTGATTAGAGGGATGATGAAGTTATCATCCTTGCATTGTTTGGCGACCAGACTGAAAATCTTGATACCCTGACCTCTCATAAAGATGTAAGACAGAGGCACCAGACACACATTCGCCATACCCATGTTGTTTGCGAACACTTCCAATTTAATGATCAACATATTACACAGAGCACAATCTTGAACACAGTATTTGGCAATCTTCGCTCTATCAGTAGATGTTCCCTTTTGGCACTTGAAGATCTCCTTGGGAGACACATCGTCCTTTGCTAAACCCCATGTTGTAATCTTATCATGTAATTCTTGATTTATTGTTATAGTTGTGTTGTCTATGGTAAGAATCATACATTTGTGTGTGTTGTTCAATTTGATGTAATCTCCCACATTCAATCCAGCGATTGAATCTAGAATAAAAGTAGTTGAATTGACATTTGTTTTTACTTTACCACTGATGAAATGCGACGCCACATTATCTAACTTGTAACTGTCCAATTTGTACTCTCTTTGAACCACCTTCATCAAATCAATGAACACTCGTCCTTCCATTTCAACATATTTGAGCACATTTTCACCCAATGCGGAAGATGCCAACATTTTCTCCTTGAATTTTGATTTATGATTTTCTAAACGACTACAATTCAACACAGCGTTTTCACAACCCAACTCCAAGGAGCGTTTGTAGATATAATCGAAATCGAAACCCAAGATATTGTATCCGGTGATAATATCCGGATCAATCTTATGAATCAAAATACACCACTCTTTAATCAGATCAGCCTCTGTCGTGCAAGTGATAACATCCACTCCCGGAATATCGTCACATGATTTTAGAGTGATTATATTTTTGTAAGAACAAACGGTTTCGCCGTATTTGTGAACGGTAGATCCGATTTGAATTATAGGATCTCCTTTCAGAGGAGGAAGGGTCTTGTTGAATAGAAATTCAAGTTGATTCAGAACGGTTGGTTCTAGATCTGGATTTTTTTGTTGAAAGTTGTTTGTGTTGCTGTTGTTTTTGAGAATATCGCTAATTTCATCGTAGTTCCTTTGAATTACGGATACTATGTCCACAAGATTGATTGTTTTCTTTTTGGGAAACACTTGTGTTAAATGTATTATTTCGGAAGAACTTTCCAATTCGGTGTTTATGAATCGTTCTTTAATTTGTGATAATTGTTGTTCGAAATTGGTTGTCTTGTTGTATAATTGAATAATAGAGTAAATGATAATGTTTTCAAAATTGATCTTGCTATGGGTATTGTAAAACTGAATGATCTCCTCTGCGGTTTTTCGATATGTCTTTATAGGAACGGGAAAATCCCCCGACATACTCGTACATTCTATATCGAAACTCATGATGTAAACAGGAGCTACTTTGTTGCATGTATAAGGTTTTACATCGGTAAAAGATGCTTGAATATTGATTTGACATTTTGTTTCTAGTTCGTTGTCAATATCGGTTGTGAACTCATCAAATGTAACCCATCCACCCGGTTGTATGTTTTGTGTATGAATGAAACGCAGAAAAGGTTCGATGTTGGATTCGTGAAATTGGAACTTGAGCGTGTTTCCGAACATTTTAATTTTATATTGAAGCATCTTTCGCACCATGTACATACATACCAGATTGTCAAAGGACAATTTGATATATTGCTTGTAAGCGTTGTTCGTAAACCCCCATATACCTTTCTTTTTTATGGTGGTAAGAGATATATTCTCTTTGAAGTTTTTTGGTAGTTTATTCATAATATAGTTTTGAATATAATCAACTTCCGATACGGTAAAGGTGTCTTTTGTTTTGCATGATATGTAAAAGTAAGGTTCGAAATCAACAATGTTCGCACAGATAGAATCTCCATGTTCGGTGACACCGAACATTTTAATGAGATATTTGTGTTCGTTTGTTTCCTCATTGTTGTAATCGAAATGATACCAATCAATAATTTGGAAACATAACTGTTCAGACTCATCTACAGAAACCGTATGAGCTCTGAAATCCATGTAAATTGTTTAATTAATATTAAAATTTAGATCAATTTTTAAATATTATTTACCCTAAATATAAATATGAACAAGATAGAAATTGTGATAATATTTGTTATAGTAGTAATCCTACTTTTTTATATTCAGAAGAGATATTTAGAAGTGGAATATGTGATGTCGGAAATTGATAACAACAGATACTTAGTCCGCAATCAAGATGATAAACAAAAAGCCGCGGATATGCTAGCCCGACTAAACAAGAAGATTAAGAAGTTGTTGAATCATATGAATAAACTTGATCCCGACAATGAGGATATAAAGCGATTAGTGGGTAACTATAGTGTAGAGAACATATCTGAAGGAACAGAAGACAGTAATTATACCTCCTATTCTGTGAACAAGGGAGAAAAGATTGTGTTTTGCTTGAGACAAAGAAATGGTACTGATGCTTTTGTAGAGGATAATGTGTTAATGTATGTTGCTACTCATGAACTGGGACATTTAATGACCAAGGAGATTGGCCACACCGAAACCTTTTGGAACAATTTTAGATATTTGTTATCGGAAGCGATAAATATTAAAGTGTATAAGAAGACAGATTTTGCGGAGAATCCCGCAGAGTATTGTGGGATAAATATAAAATCTTCAATTATTTAAATTTAAAATATTATGAACTTGAAAAAGATTTATGTTTTGAACGAATGGATCAGTCAATCAAAAAAAAATGTATTTATATTTGCTGGCGAGGAGAAAGTCAACAAAACAGATTATTCCGATTCGAAAACGAATGATATTACGATTATAGACCAATATGTTTATGATACAGACACCATTGAAACTGTTCGATATAAAATAGCACATTACTGTTTGAAGAACAAGAATGTGAAGACTCTGTATCTATGGGCAGATTGTGATATAAACAACGAAGAACGCATATTGTTCAAACAAAGCCTGTTCAAAACCAATGTTAAGTTAACCAAAATATATATTAACAGAATTGTAGAGTTGTATTTCGGAAAAACAATGTATAAAAATGATCTTGATAAAATGGAAGTTGTAGAGGATTTTAGTAACGAATTCGATCATGATACTATCACAAGAAGTTTGGATTTTGGTTACAGTGATCTAAACGATTTCGAAGAGTTCTTCTCACCCAACCCATTCGAAGCGCACAAGGAAACGGACGATAAATCAATCAAAAGAAGTTATTTAAAAAACTTGCTGTATCGATTTAGATTGAAAAACAACATCATACATTTCGTATGTAATAATACAACCACTACAATCAACGAGTTTTATTTTCAGAATACGACAACTTACAACGAAAATTATGTGAAGATGATTACAAATAAAATGGATATTCAAAAGAAATTGGAAACGAACGAAAATTACATGGATACTATGAATAACAGAATCGAATATCTTTTATTCAGAGCTTTACCGTATTCCCACGATATAACTATCAATATGAAAACCTTATTCAAGATAAGTCATACAAGTTACACAATTCCGTTTATTGTATACAAATCCAAATTCACGAACGAGTATAAGGTGAACAAGTTGGCATTGACGGATATGGATAAGAGGTTGATCGATTCGTTGAATACACAGGAGATGAAAAATCAACAAAATGTAATAAATCGCTCAAACGACACCATAATCTATTATATCAAATTTAACGAATCTACATTTTTCAACTTGTTACTATCAGAAAACGGGAGTTACAGATTAAAATACAAATTCACTAAAACCAATGACATCAAAATGGTGGATATAAAACAAAGTTTCGAGAAGATTAACGACGTGTACAAGAATTTGGAGGAGTATATGATTTACAAACTCACAGAAGAAAGTGAACTATTTAGTTCAAAGATGATTGAGATTATAGAATACAATACCCAGAACACCATTACATTTAAGAAGAAGATTTCGGAGAACAAATTTGTTGAGAATATCAAGATGAACAATCCCTTTTTTGTATACGATAAAAACATAAAGAATTCCATACATCAGTTTCAATTTGTGGATATCAACAATTTTTATAATACCGATGCGATTAGTGCTTTTATATATCGTCATTTGGGTTTATCCAAGAACGACATGATTGACAAATTACAGTACTATTTTAATATGGACGAGGATGAAGCATCTGACGCGTATATTGAAAAGAAAAACAATATCAATCTTAAAGCGAGCAGAAAGGGGAAAAACATATTTGCAGTCAGAGACTATCATACAGCAGTCACGGTTAAGATCAACATACTAAGTGATTCGTCAATAAAAATCAATACAACTAACACACAAGATGACAAATACCGATTCATAATCATCTACTATGTGATAAACATGTTAAATAGTAAATTGAAGAAGAGTAAAGCATCGAAGGTGGAAGTGATAACGGAAGAAGTATCCGTAGTTGAAGACGAATCTTCAGAGACAGTAAATTTCAACGATTTAATCGATTCGGACAATAGTTTGGATGACCTCGATTTGGATGATTTGAGTGACATTGACATGTCATCGCCTAAAGTAAACATTGAGACAGATATAAACGATTATGATGAAGAGAATGAAGACGACGAGGACGAGGAGGACGACGAGGAAGAGGAGGAGATTGAACCCAACGATAATGACAGTGGAAAACATACCGATTATACAACATTCGTGTTGAACAAACTGTACACGGCTGATAAGAATTTGTTTTTATGGGATAAAAAGAAATATCCACAGTTCAAAGCGTATTCGAGTAAATGTCAAAAGACAGATTTCAAACAACCTATCGTAATCAACAAAAAAGAGAAAGATAAAATAGATAAAGAACACCCAGACTCTTATACAGGATATGTACAGACGGGAAGCACAACCAAACTAAAAGATAAAAACTTTTACATATGTCCCAAAATATGGTGTAGAGTTGGTAGGGTAAGTATCACAGAAAAAGAGTACGAGAGTTACGGAAAGAAATGCCCACACGGGGAGGAGGCTATGTTCTTTCCCGAATATGGTACACGAGACGAAGACAATTACTTCATGACAGCTAAGAATGGTGAGCAACATTGGCCGTCCTTGATGAAAAATAACAAACATCCTAAGGGTCTGCACTTACCGTGTTGTGGAAAGAAAAACACATTGGAACCAGAGAACAAAGATAACAACAAAAAGAAACAACAGAATTCGAATTATATATCAAATATTTCGTCGGAATTACCGTTGGATCAGGGAACTTATGGTAATCTGCCGTATTTAATGAACAAAATAATGAACAAGAAAGCTGTGTGCAATGGAATTATGAAATCGAAATCGTCATGTTATGTGCGGACCGGTGTGGATAAAAGTAAGGACGGGTTGTTCGAGACATTAAAAACAGTGTTAAACATAGAGTCTCTGGGTGAATACATTGGTGAGCATATGAAATTGGAGCATTACATATTCTTGAATGGAGGTAATACATTGAAGGTGTTTATGAACAATGAGATGCAATACAAATTGGCAGAACAAAAGGAGTTTGATACTTTCAAGATGTATTTTCTTAACAACAAGAAATATATAGAAATGTTCAATTTACGAGAGGTTGTGAATTATATAAAAAGTAAAAAGGAATTCGAAATTAAAAATGATTTGATGACCAAGATGGTGATAAGGGAATATTTAATATTGAATTCATTCATAAATTTCAAAAATTATATAATTCAAGATAATATCGAGAAACACATTGATGATGTTTATCATATGTTAACATACGAATGGTTAAATCCTAATAAAATCAATTTTATATTTTTGAATGTTCACAAGGAGGATGTTTATTTTATGAATCCCAAGTATTACTCTTACAAAAGTAAATACAACAATGCCGGAGCAAATGTTGTAATATTGAATATTGCGAATAGTTACGAATATGTGAGTAAGATTTCCCAAAAACCGAAGACGAAAAATGAAGAAATAATGTTCAAATATGTAGAGGTAAAACCCATTTTACAAAACATTGAAGAAGAGTTAAAAGACGATAAATATGATTCCCTTATTTTCGATAAGAATGTTTCAACATATATTCTATCGTTAAATATGAAATGTATTGGTGTTATCATAGATGAACATGTGATATATTTGGAGAACGAAATAATGTTAGAATACGACAATATCAAGAAAAAAAGAGTGGTCTATGCGGACGCTATCGATAAATACACCGTATCAGAAGAGTATATGAAAAAATACAACAAGAGAATAACACAACAAAAAATAAAAGAACTACAAGTAAATAAAAACACAAATTTAAGTTTGTTTGTTCAGGATCCGAANCAATCGTTCAAGGAAGATAGTGTAGAAAAGAAATACAATGACAACTTGTATAATGTTACCAAGAAAATTATGAACAAAAGTAAGTTACTCAACGCCGTGAATGTGTTGAACAGCTCTTTAAATAATTTCACAATGGTAGAGAGAGTGTATCTTTTGAAACAAATATTAAAACAGAACAAGGTTAAATATGATGAGGATATTGATGAGGCACAATTAATAACAGATGTGTTGCGTATACCGTTAAACAGAATTATAGACGATTATAAGATTAAAGTCAACATGAAAAGTAAAAATGACATATATATGACATACGAAGATATATTGAATCAAAAGATATTTGAATACTACAATAAATATAACAAGAGTTTTTTCACAGTAATCGATACATCAATAGAGGATTTTGTGGATGAAATCAACTACATTAAAATGGACGATTTGGATGATGCGAACAAAGAGAAGAATGTCGTATGGAGTAATCTGCGTAAACCAGTAAAACCGGTAAGCATTGAAAGGATGTTTCCTAATTTCGTAGTGATTGACGAGGAGATAACTTATAATGTTTTGATAAATTATGGGAACGATCTCGACAGATCATTCACATTAGAATCGTTTGAGGAGAAATTAAATCAAACGATAATAGATCACTATATGGAAGATAAAGACAGTTTGTATGACAACTATTCAGAAAACAAGAACTTTGAGACACACAAATTCAAAAAGTCCAAAATAAATGTGGACGACTATACTGGTTTGATTAAAAAGGACGACTATTATTACTCAATATTCGAATTAAAATTGTTAGCAAAAATACTAAATTACAATTTGATCATTATCGGTCGATCAACACAACTGATTGAGCACGGTGTAATGGTTGTGAATAATCAAGCGAAGAATTGTTTGGTGTTACAATATAATATTTTACCGAATAGACACAGTTTCAATTTAGTGGTAAAAGATGATAATCCATATCGATTAATTACGAAAAATGACTTTCTGCCGGAAACAAATAAATTACTTAAGCTTATCTAAATACTAATATAAAATGAAAGTCAAAAAGCGTGATGGATCCTTCGAAGTTGTATCGTTCGATAAAGTTCTCAGAAGGATACAACTTCTATCCGAGGATCTAAATATTAACGGACACGAGATCGCACAAAAGATATGTAACAGAATCTATGATGGTGTGAGCACATCTGAATTGGACGAGTTGACTGCTGTATCGTGTAGTTCGTTGATCGCGGATTCGCCCGATTACGATAAGTTGGGAAGTCGTATTATGATTTCTAATCATCAAAAGAAAACATCACCGTCGTTCAGTGAAACGATTGATATTCTGTATAACAATAAATTTCCACTTATTAGTGACGAAATCTATGATATAGTACAAAGACACAAGGACAAACTGAACAGTTATATTGATTACAGCCGAGATTTTCTGTTTGACTATTTTGGGTTTAAAACATTAGAACGAGCGTATTTGATTCGTCAGGATGATAAGATAATTGAGAGGCCTCAGCATATGTTCATGCGAGTTGCTTTGGGAATTCATGGATACGACTTGAAAGACGCGTTAGAGACTTACGACGCGATGTCGACGAAGATGTTTTTACACGCCACACCGACCTTGTTCAATTTCGGAACACCTAGACCACAGGGAAGCAGTTGTTTTCTGATTCACAATGTGGATGACTCGATCGATGGTATTTATAAAACTCTGAAGGATTGTGCATTAATTTCAAAATACGCAGGAGGGATTGGGCTTCATATTCATGATGTGCGTAGCAAAAACAGTATTATTCGGGGAACGAACGGTAAATCGGACGGCATCATTCCAATGTTGCGTGTGTACAACAGCACTGCACGGTATGTAAATCAGAGCGGAAAAAGGAATGGTAGTATCGCGGTGTATCTAGAGCCATGGCATGCGGATGTGGAGAAATTCATGGATTTGCGAAAGAATCACGGAAACGAGGAAGAGCGTGCTAGGGATTTATTTTACGCTCTATGGATTCCTGATTTGTTCATGGAGAGAGTAAAAGCGAATGGTGTGTGGTCGTTGATGTGCCCCGATGAATGTAAGCATCTGAGTGATGTGTATGGAGAGGAGTTCAACGCGCTATACACTCGGTACGAATCGGAAGGAAAATTCAAAAAACAAATTAAAGCTCAGGAGTTGTGGATCAAGATTTTGGAATCACAGATTGAGACGGGTACACCATATATGTTGTACAAGGATCATGTAAACAGAAAGACTAACCAACAGAATCTGGGTGTGATCAAGTCGTCTAATCTGTGTGTGGAGATTATGGAATACACCTCTCCAGATGAGATAGCGGTGTGTAACCTGGCGAGTTTGTGTCTGCCGAGCTATGTGGAGGATGGAAAGTTCAACTTTGAGAAATTAGGGAAACATGCTAAGATTTTGTGTAAGAATTTGAATAAGATCATAGATCGTAACTTTTATCCGGTAGATAAGGCGTGGCGAAGCAATATGAGACACAGGCCAATTGGAATTGGTGTGCAGGGACTGAGTGACGCATATATGATGTTGAAGATGCCTTATGAGAGTGACGAAGCGAAGGAGTTGAACAAACAGATATTTGAAACGATATATTATTACGCGATGATGATGTCGATGGAAATATCACAGAAGAGAGCGGAGATAATTGAACAGAATAATGGAGCATATGATCTAAACTTGAATGAATTTGAGAAGGACTTGGTGGAGTATAGGGGAGCATACAGCACATTCGCGGGATCCCCGTTGTCGAAGGGTAAATTTCAGTTTGATCTGTGGGGGATTGAAGCGACTATGTACGATTGGGAAGATTTGAGACAAAAGGTGTTGAAGTACGGAGTCCGAAACAGTTTGTTGTTAGCACCGATGCCAACTGCTTCGACCTCGCAGATAATGGGATTTACTGAAAGTTTTGAAATCATCACATCGAATATTTACAAACGAAAAACATTGGCGGGGGAGTTTATTATTATTAACAAATACTTGATTAAAGATTTGATTGAATTGAATATGTGGAATAAGGAGATGAAAGATAAGATTTTGATTAAGGAAGGTTCTATACAGAACATTGAGGAAATCCCAATGCATATACGTGAATTGTATAAAACCGCTTGGGAGGTCAGACAGAAAAAATATATAGATCAAGCGAAGGACCGAGGTGCGTTCATTTGTCAATCACAGAGTATGAACATATTTGTTGATGAACCGAGCTTCAATAAACTAAATACCATTCATTTCTACACATGGACATGTGGATTGAAAACAGGAATGTACTACTTGAGAACGAAACCCAAAGCACACACACAACAGTTCACAATTGACCCGACCAAGTCCAAAACGAATTATGATACAACGACAAGTAGCGACACTCACGAAGTGTGTGAAAGTTGTTCAGCTTGAAGCACTAGATTTGTAGAGAGTTTGTTTTTTTTGAACCTCTTTTTTTTGAACTTAACAGATTACGAATACTGTTAGTGTCCGTCATTTCTGAAATCTCAGAAGGTGTGGCTGTGCTCATTGTTTCCAATCTGTTATCGTCCGATATATCTAAATTGTTTAGGAGGGAGTCCAAATTGGACGGTCCTTTCATGGAATTGGTAGTATTCGAGTTTTGGGGAATGGGTACCGAAGCATGAGACGGCATAGGTGATCCACCAAACATGTTTGCGAACATACCACTCATACCCGTTTTATCGTTTCCGCTACTAGCCATAGTGTTTGCGGTTGCACTGGCGAATTGCTTCATGAGATTGGGGTTTTGCTTTAATACATCTCCCATTTGTGGTAACGAAGATTTGAACATTGTGTTCGTCAAATGGAACATGAATGCGCTTCCACCCATCATCATCATGAGCTTCATCTCTGGAGACATTTGTGATTTCGATTTGTATTTGTTGTGTAATTCTTCGAAGACATCATCGTAATCATCAATGGATTCGTGTATATTTTCAGACCACCCATCCAATCTAACATCGAAAGGGTCAAATTTATTGTTTAAGAACTCAACGCCACTTGTAAATGCTAACATGATTTTTCTTTGGAACCCGATAGAAGAGTCAATCTCTTTATCTTTTTTCATTCGTTCGTATTCGGATTTCATTTCCTCCAAACTGGAATCCATACAGAATTTTTTAGGTATCTTAAACCCCTTCTTTTCCATACGATCAAACTGATACAACATCTCTGTTTTTTCGTTGTTTATTTCTTCTTGTGATCTTGGTTGTTGAAAGGATGGTTGATTATCTGTATTAAAAAATGAAGGAGTGAATGTGTTTTGGTTTGTTTGTCGGTATTCATCGTCGTCATCATCGTCGTCTTCGTCATCGTCATCGGATTGAAAAATATTCGTCTTTTCAGATCTAACAGAACCTTCTGATGCGGATTTGTTCACAAGCATATCTAATCCCATAGCATCATTGTTCACGGTTAAAGATGGTTTAAAGCATGTTGAACGATTGAATATATTGTCATTACTCTGTCTAGTCAAATAACTGTTCGAACTTGTTCTGTTGATAATTGGTTGTTCCTCGCTTTCTATATCATCGTCGTGTTCTTGAACTATATTGAAATTTGTATTATTCATTTGCACTCTTTGATTAAATTCTAAAAAGAAACTTTAAGTACTTTATAGAACGCAAAAAATATTTAAACATCTTTTATATATATTATATAATGGAAAAACTACTTGTAAAAAAACTTTATCCCGATGCAATTCTGCCTAAACGACAAACGGCAGATTCTGCTGGTTATGATATATGCAGTTATTGTGATTATACCATTCTACCAGGCAATAAACAGCTCATCGATACAGGGATATCATTTACGGTCCCCGAAGGCACATACGGACAACTCGCGCCTAGAAGTGGTATGAGCTGTAAGGGTACACATGTTGGTGCCGGTGTAATCGATCGCGATTACACCGGTCATGTGAAAGTTTTGTTATTCAATCTTAACAAAGTGAAGTCGATTGACATCAACAAAGGGGACCGGGTCGCTCAACTATTGCTCAAGTGGATTTCACTCTGTGATGTGGAAGAGGTTGATGAATTGTCGTCAACTTCTAGAGGTTCGGAAGGTTTCGGGAGTACTGGTTCGTAATTGATAAACGATAGGGTTTGTAAATAACTGTCTGCTAAATCGTCCTTTTTCTTGTGTTTCATGAAATGAAGTTCCCATGATGTTTTTTCCACAAGCAAATATGTGCACGCTATTGCTGTTTTTTTGTTCTTCTGATATTTGGTTTTACATTCAATGTTCAAATTGAACTTTTCGGCGAACTTGTTCTTCCTATTCGCAGAAATAAAGTTGATTTTCATGGAGTTGCAATTCTCTAAAACTTTCTTGTAAGTAAAATAAGTAAAAACAATAACCTGAATTGTTTTCATAACCGGATTCTTTTGAACAGGTTGATTTTCAATTAACACTTGTTCTATAGGATCATCTTTGAAAGTTTCTTCTAATAATGCTATACATTTTTCGCAAGTATCGTTTATATTCGAACCTTGAATGTCCATAACATTCCATTTCAAAATGTTTTCATCGTTACTGTAACAAAATGCTAAATTCTTAATACCAATGTCAAATGACAATATAAATACCATTACATAATTAACATTTATCAATTACTCTTAAATTTATTTTGATTCTTGATAAATAATGTATTTTTTTATTAACAATTGAAAGTCGTTCGTCATATGAATCATTCGAAGTTTAGATATTGTTTCTTTAATATCACTGTCGGTGGTCAAAGAGTTTTCTTTCAACACCTTATTGAATTTATACCAATATTTATCTGATTGGTATCTTTTATTCGTATTTTCTGTATTTACATATTCTTTAAATGCTCGATCATAATAAATTTTTAATAGATGTAACCTGTGAGAAGTATTTGTATTGAACAAATAAATTGATATTAAATTGTGATATTTATCTAAATTATCTTCATCTATATTTCGTAACGGACAATTAAGCGCTTTATAATTATACGATGGACAATATAGCAATCTGTCCATTTCGGGCACATTTAAAACGAAATTGTTATCGACCAAATATATATGTTTGAACGTGGCATTTTTATATTTATTTTGCAGTGATTTTATGATTAATGGTCTTAATTTTGAAATTGATTTCCGACCATCTGGCAGACAATGACTTCTGGTGAATAAGGGTTTGTTGATAATGTTCTCAAGGGATCCAAATGATATAACTTTCGGCAACAAAAATTTAGCCCATACATCGGACGATGCTGTGTAAATAAAGAATTCAACTTGTTTGTGCTTTGCCTTGATTTCATGCAACGCTTCGTTAACATGCGGACGAATAAGTCCTCTTTGCATATCTTTAAACAACAGTTTTGTGCTGTAACGAATCTTTTTGTTTTTATTGTTTTCCGAATTAACCTTGTGCAGAAGTTCATATTCTCGTAATTGAGGACTCACATCACCCTGTAAAGTGCCATCTAAGTCTAATAAGAATATTACAGGTTCCATTTACTTATTAAACAGAATTTAGTTCTTTGTTCATTTTCTCAAAATTCTTTTTTAAACTACCAATATCAAACGGTTTGGATGACAACGAATTATTCAAAAAACTTGTCGACATATAATGTAATACATTTTTGTTATTGATATGATATTGTATGTTTGTCAATGACTGTGTTATAAATTTGTCGATCATATTCTTTACTTTTTTCACCCTAAACTTTTTGAAACATATATAGATGTTGTTCGTGTTATAAGATTTGAAATCACTCGTGTCCACGTCCGTTAACTTCAACCATTGTTGGACAGCAACATCATCCCATACATAGTTTTGTCCCAAAAACTTTTTGAAGAACGAACACATTTGTTTTACCTCGCTCGTATCGTATTTTCTACATTTGTTTTTCACAATAAAGGAATTCAAATCGTATTTAGAAATGAACGACTGATAAATGTAATAATTGTTTTGTCTTTTTTCAACAATGAACACGTGTCCCGGAAAATATTTGAATTGATTTTGATTTATACTATTGGATAATCTTCCATCAGTTAGCATTATGTAATACAAATAGTCTTTTACGGACGATTTGCATAAAGATTTAATTAATTTGTCCGCGATGAGTGCGTTGTTGTCTTTGAACGATATATGTCGTTTTATTGTGTTGGGCACATCACATTGTTGGATCGCTTTGATTTTATTTTCACCCAAAAGCAACACAATAAGCATGACCGCTGTGTTTAGGCATTTCGTTGAAATCAGGTTGTTGATGTATGATTTTGAAAAAGTAACATTCATCACTTGTAATATTGAAACTATGTATTTAGAAATAATATATATATATTTACAAGTATCGATCTGATCATTCATTTTTTGTTATTTATATTAATTAACAATGAAATATTTATCCATATTTCTATTATTAGTGATTATTATTTGTATATGTTACATAAACAAAAATGTCATACATGAAAACTTTTCTAAAGTGGACGAACAAAAAGACATGGATAGAAACAATAAATGTTTGGTTCCGAAAAACGAAGGGTTTCCAAAACTGTCTCAGATCAATAAAAAAGTGGAACACTGTTTCAAGGACAATAAAAACATTGACAGTGATCTAAAAGATATTGAGAAATACTTCGCGGTGTTCTTAACAGATGTGTTTTTAAGCGATACCTCTTTTTACAATGTATTCAACTTGAACGAACTACAAACAAATGTAAAATCATTTAGAGTGTTAATTTACACCCTGTTTAACAACTCCAAGTTCATCAAAGACCCAGCAAACCACAACTTGATTAAAGGTAGAGTTGGATCCGTTAAAGGCGCATTGCAAATGATGAATCAAATTCTTCTGTTTGGTAATAGGGAAAAATTGGGTGAGAGAATAGAACCTATTAAAGGATTTCAATACAATGGTCTGAAGGTAATGTATGATAATTATATTAAGATCTTCGCAGGAAAAGAAGTTAATTTTGAAGTGGTGTTTCGCGAAGTTTTCATAGATAAATCAGATTATAAACAAAAGTTTGACAAACATTATAAACTTATTGGTCAATTCGATAAATTAGATGGTGCTATCAAGAAAATAACATCCATA